GACTTAAATTTTGGAGCATATTTAACTGCTGCTCTGCGAAGTCCTTTAGACCCAAACTTTGCAAGAGCACCAGCAATACTTTCATTGAACTGATAAAAGGTTTTCATCCAACAATATCATCAAACCATTCTTGACTCATACCAGAAATGATTTTATCTGCTGCATTAGCATCTTTTGCATATTGTTCTGATATAAGATATTCCACAACCTTCTCATAGTTTTCGTGGATTGCTTTACTTTCTCTTGGAGTAGGTTTCATTTTCTAATATTAGATCTACTCATATATTTATAATTTACATACCTGCTTGGAACTTGTTCCACTCTATTGCATTTTTAATTTGAAAAGTTCTATTAGAAACGTTTTTAATAATTTCTTCTAAGAACTTTAAGGTAGTGTCATAATACCTTATTTTAAGATCTATTTTTTGAACTTTTTCATCTGCATCCATATATCTTTGTATAGCATCTTTTTCTCTTACCTTATATCCAAAAGGTTCCTCAATATAAACTTCTGCTGGTGCTTTACCAGTATAATAATTATGTCTTTCCAATCTAACTTTATTGTATTGTTCTCTTGCCTTTTCACGCATTAGAGTAACAGTATTATAAACTGTATAATACTTTGAATGTAATTGGGGAATCTTCAAGGATTCATCATGTAGATTATCAGGATCAATAACAGAGTCTTTCTGCCACATCTCCTGAATTTTGTCAAGGTCCATTAATTAGTAGTTGAGAGTTTATATAGAGTATACTTGAAAGTTGCCTGTGCTGTAAAGTATTGGATATCTGTATTTGTAGCATCAAAATCCAAAGATGTCAAGGAAACTGGAAATAGATCAGTAAATTTAACTTTTGCTACTTCTCTATAATTGCTATTCTGTATGCTTAAAGTTCCGTCAGAAAATGCTACTTTTGGATCTCTTTGATTTGCATCATCTGTTGTTAGTGCTTTATATTCTTTAGTTGTATCTGGAAATCCCAAACCAACTAACCAATTATATACTGACATATAATTTTCTAAATTCTCATCAACTATGAATTGTAGAGTAAAATCTCCGAATGTTAATCTCTCACCAGGAACATCAATATTTTTTAAATACGTTGCTTGCTGTGCAAGTTCAAGGTTTAACTCTGGTATTCTAGCACTATTTGAGAAAAAATCAACTTTTGGATATTTTCCCAAATTAAATTTGAATCCTATACCAGATAGGAAATTTCTATTTTGTATTTGCTTTCCAAAAACCGAATTAGTCATTATTAGTTTTATTTTTATTTAGATAAAAAAAGAGGGGTCTTGCGACCCCTCCTGAAGATATATAAGCGTCTAGCTTACATTAGGTTTGTAACCTTAACTCTTCTGTAATACTTGTTAGCATTACGTGTAAGTGCTCCAAGTCCCTGTGTAGTTCCTTGTGAGAATGGGTTCTCGACGATGCCGTAGCGAGTCTTGAATCCAATTTTTGGTTGGAATGTATCCTGACCAACCGCACGAACCATCTGTAGTGGAACGTATGGGCAGTAGAACAGTCCAGCGTCATAAGGAGAAGAACCCTTATAACCCATAACGTAGTACTGGTTAGCAGATACGTTAGCAGAATAAGGATCGATGTACACTCTATACTTACCTTGAAGAACACCAGCAAATGTATTGCCTGTGTCATCTACGTTCAAGTTAGCATTAAGTGCAGGGGTGTAATCAAGAACACCAGCCATTGTTAGAGCAGAAGCAACGTCTGCGGAACAAAGGATCATGTTACCCTTTCCACGACGAGTTCTTTGTGCGATAGCGTTAGCGTCTCTTTCCATCTGGAATATAAGACCCTTGAACTTCTCAACACTCCATCTTCCGTTTGAATCGGTGTCTAAGTCAAATGTACCAGCAGAAGCAACGTTTGCAGCAGCACCAGGCTCCGCTACGTTGTAGATAGTACGAATAACTTCTCTATTGATTTCCGCAAGGATTTCAGTAGAAAGAATGTTTGCAAGTTCTGCCTCTGCATTCAAACCATGAATTGCTTTCAAGTCTTGAGCAAGCTCTAGTGAGTACTCAGCTTTCAACGCACGAGATTTCGCAGTAACTGTTACTTTCTCGATGGAGAATGCCATCTGGTTGAAGTGCTCAGATTCACCGAGTCCTTCAGCAGCGTCTGTGCGAAGACCTTGACCTACGTTGTAGGTAGTTGCATCGCCAGTTTGAGGAACTGTAGGATCAAGAAGTCCTGGATTGCTACCTTGTTGTGAAGTAGTACCCAAACCAACAGAAGCACCAGTCATGCCATCTGTTTCGTTGAATCCAGAGTCTTGTCCAGAGAATGCTGTGTCTGCTTCGTTGAATAGAGCTTCTGTTCCACTCTGATTCTCGTAGCGAGAACGCATTGCGAAGATTAGTCCAGTAGGACCGTTCATTGGTTGAACACCAGCAAGGTCATAAGCGACCAAGTTAGGCATTGCACGTCTAATTAAAGAAATTAGAACGGGGTCGAAACCAGCAGTAGGACCACCAGCAGCAGCATCAGCAGAGAAACCTGCGTTTGCACCTGTTGCGGTACTGTTTGTAGGGGCTTCGGAAAGGAAACTACGCTCTTCACGTAATTCTTTTTCTTGGTTTTCGAGCAGGATAGCGGTTACAGATCGACGATGTGGATCTTGAATCTTATCCAATCCATCATAGTCAAGGATTGGTGCCCACTTCTCCTGCAGATACTCAGAATTGTACATCTGCATTTGAAATTTACCTCTTAGGTATTTTGTTTGAAATTAATGATTTAGAAATCACTTTTTAGCAGCTCTTGAGAGCGTATTCAGATAGGCTTGCATCGTAGGATTTACGTCCTGTGATGCTACTTCATCAGTAGATACCTCTTCTGATAGATTCTCAGAGGTGCTTTTTGGAGCACTAGTTTTACTTGGGAAATAAGATTCCTTAAGTGTACCTAGTTTCTCACGATAGTCTGACTCACTTTCAAACTCAACATTTTCGGCAAGAGAAGCAAGTTTCTCCTTCTGAGTGTCTGCTAGACCTTCAGCTACAGCAGCAAAGATGCCATCTGCAGAGGATTCTGCTAATCTACGATTTAGAGCAACATTTCTTTCGATCTGCTCATTGAGTTTATTCTCCATTTCATCAAGCTTATCTACCATACTATTAAGTACATCATATTTTTCTTCAGGGATTGATACATAATGTTCTTCAAAAAGACCCTTCATTCCTTCTAGGAATGACTCGGTCATTTCTGTTTTGAGACCTGCTTCTACTTGCAGAGCGTTCTCTTGGATCCACTCATCTGCAACGTATTCAAGATAAGAATCAACTCTTTCTACAAGTCCGCCTTTGATTGTTTCTAGTTCTTCAACTAGAGCATTAGCATAAGACTCATTGAGTTCTTCCTTGATTTCTGCAACCTTAGTTTTGATTGCGGTCTCGAAAATTGTTTTTGCTTTGTCCTGAAACTCTTCAGAAAGTTCTTCACCTTCAAGAAGTGCTGCAACGTCTGCATCAACGTCATAGGTTTCTTCTTCTTCGATGACTTCTTCTTCAGTAGTCTCTTCCTCGGCAACAACCTCATCTGTAGTTGCTTCTTCTTCAGATACAACTTCTTCTTCTGTTGTTTCTTCTTCAGCTACTACTTCATCTGTAGTTGCTTCATCCTCAGCTACAACTTCTTGCCCATCTTCGATTTCGTCTGAAACTGCTTCAGCTTTTGCTGCTTTAGAGTTTACAACGTCTCTTACTTGAGCGAGGGTTGCTCCAGGTGTCTTTAGCTTATTGCTATCGTCATCTGGTTTTGAGTTTTCTGGAGTAGGTCCACCAAGGTCTTCGTAGCCTGGCCCTTTTTGCATAGGGTCTGCAGCTGCGGCTCCTTTGGTGACTACGTTTTCTTCGATGTTTTCCATTTCGTGTTAATTGCTACCAATAGGACAATTAGGTCCATAAGAACCTATACTTATTTATAGATTTGTTAAATTTACAGGTTATTTAGAAAATTGTTGAATAGACTCAACTTATGTTCTTCTAACCTTTTTTGAGAAACCAATGTATTAATTGATTTCTTTGTTTGCTCTGCAAGTTGTTCTCTAAGAACTCCTCCATCCCAAACCCACTCTTTTCCTTCCATTATTCCATTAACAAAAGCATCTGGTGCGGAAGGATCTGCTACTATATCAGCAGCAGTTGCTAGTTGGAAATCTTCACCAACTACTTTAGTACCAGTATGATCTTCTTTAAGTGATCCAACTCCACGAGATGAAACACCTAACATAACACCTTCACCAAGTAGAGATTTTGCAATCTTACCCATTGGTGTTTCTAGAAGTTTTGCTTTTCCTCTAAAATTATTACCCTCTTTAACAAGAGATGTAATCTTATGAGAAACTCTGTCGAGATTTACTGTAGGACCTTCTGGATGACCAAGTTCACCAAGAGCACGTCCTTTACCAACAAAACTTTCGCAATAACGATTAACTTCTTTAGAAAGAGTTTCTACAGGATACATTCTTCCATTACGGTTTTTTATACCGCCTTGTAAGAATACACCTTCAATATGAAGAGTTTTATTGCTCCCCCTACCTTCAGAGATTATTTTTACCTGAGAAATTTCTTCTGTAATGAGTTTCATTATTCTTGGTCCTGAGTTGGTTCTTCAGTATCTAATTCTTGATCTACTTCAGCAGGAATTTCAGCATTAAAAACTGAATTTGCTACTAATGGTTTAGATCCATCAATTCGCTCTGCTGATTTTGCATATAACATATCCTTTATTCTGTTAGATATATCTGCTGCAGAAGCGTCAGTTGCAATCAAATCAACAATTTCTTCCATAAGATTAAATTATAGTAAATATATACCTATATTTATAACTCGGCCTTCTTGGTGTCTTTTTGATACTTTTTATCAATCTCTGCTGCCTGTGCCTGTATATCTGGATCAACAGGTTGTTCACCCATTGACATAGGATCTGCTGCCATGTTTGGATCCATCGCTGGATCTCCTTCTTGAGGTAATGGCTCACCAGTTATTGGGTCAAGACTTGATGGATCTGGAATAATTCCTTTCTGAATTTCATCTTCAATTTGTGTATCAATTTCTTCTATTTCTTTATCGCTTTGACGTAATATTCTCTTACGAACATACTCAGTAGAATAATACTTACCAATATAAGGTTCGATTGTTGCAAGCATACCCATTCTACCTTCCATCAATTCAGACTCTTTAAGTTCTGCGAATTGATTATCATATATGAAGTCATATTGAATATGATCTTCCATTGTATCCCAATCTTCAGGAGTGACAATATTCTTAAGAACTAATTGAGTTTTAAGCATGTCATTAAACATTGCTGCAAAACGCTTTCTTAAACGTCCCACAAACTTAGCAAACTTAAGTTCATCTCTTAGTATCTCTGATGAACGACCTAAATTAAAACCACCTTCAGCAGCGATTCTTGATTCAGGGACACCTAATGATCTATAAAGTTTCTTTTGGAAATAGTCAACATCAGATAATTCACCTAAATTCTGACCACCAGGTAGAGTTGTAATTTCGGTTCCCCGACCACCTTCTCTTCTAGGCAACCAGAAATCCTCCATCATACTCATAAATTTACGGTCATCACGAACTTCACCAGTGTTCGCATCGTAAACTAACTTATTTCTATAGCGAGAC